CGCGACGGTCTGCGTGCGCTTGCGACGAGGAATCATCGAGTTGGGTGTTTCGACAGGTTCGCTGGGCGCATCGTGAGTGTAGCGCACCCAGCCGTGTGTCTCGTCATAGGCGGCTTCGTGTTCAGAACACGCCACCTTGGCGCCGAACTTTTCGTGCTTGAGATAGATGACTGCCATGGAAAAAGTGGCCCCGTAGGGCCACTCCTGTTCAGGGTTGCTGAGCCCGCATTACTCGATGCGGTAGACCGAGTAGGTCGGCGTGTCAGCGGTCTTGCGGAACCGCAGGATCGCGGACGACGTGACGGCCACTGTGGCCGAACCGACCAAGGTCAGACCGGTGCCCATCGTCAGCGTCAGCGCACCGCTGGATGTGCCCAGGTTGACGATGACCAGGTCGAACGTGCTGCCGACCTTGGCGTTCGTCAGAACCGCGTCGATCTGCGATGCCGTGGGGAACGTGTACGTCGCAGCCGAGGTGCTCGGGTTGGCGACGATCATGTTGCCGGTGACTTGAGCGGCAGTCAGGGTCGCGGTTGCCGTGGCGGTCTGGGGCTCAGGCATGGTGCCGAGAACCAGTTCGTTCAGGTTGCCGTCACCGAGTTGTCGGCCGCCACCTACTGTGGGGATTGCCATGATGTTTCTCCTTCAGAAGATGTTGACTCAACCCCACATACGGGTGGCGAGCTGCGGGCGGATCGCACTGTAGCCGTACAGCACGTCAACACGACACGGCATGCGGTCGTTGTTGATGTCGTACTGGCGGACGATACGCATGCTGATGCCGTTGTGCACAGCACGGCTGGCCATATCGACACCCTGCGGGAGCAGCAAGTCGGCGGTGGCCATCGTGAAGGCGTCCTTGTGGTACACGAGGTTCTGCGGGAACTGCGTGGACGCGGCGCCCAGCACGGTGATCACGGCGTCATTGGCCGGGAACGAGTCCACGGTGGCCAGAGCGTGCGAAGCCGTGAAGATCGCAGGGCTCACCGACACCGAGGACCACGCACCGCTGGATGCGGTGGCGTCAGCGGTGACAACGAACTGCTGCAGCGAGCCGGTGGACTCACGGGTCTGCGGGTTGACCGCGTACACGCCAGCGATGGTGAACACGTCGCCCTTGACCAGCGTTGCCGAACCCGAACCACCGTCGATGGCCAGGGCCGTGGCGCCTTGGGCGCTGATGGCACCGTTGACGGCCAGCGTGGTGCCGCGGGAGCCGGTCGTGAAGGTCTTGATCGACTGAGACATGTTGATCTCGTCGTAACCCAGCACGCCCGTACCCATCATGCCGCTCTTGAACTGCTTGCTGATGATGTCGGTCGGGTTGAAGAAGCCCTTGAGCCCTTCGACCAGGCCGGCGTTGGCAGCGGGGTTCACCGTCGCGTAACGCGGGTTCATCGGGGCAGCGGCTTCGTTCAGCTTTTGCTGGGCGGCCAGCAACACTGCCGACGTGGCAGGTGTGGTGCCGGGGGTGCCGACCGACTGGTACACGTTCTTGAACACGTTGGCCACGTCAGCGTCGATGCTGGCGGCAAGCTGGCTGATACGAGGCTTCAGCACACGGTCGCTGAAGTCGTCCAGGCTCAAAGCCATCTCGGCGGTCGTGAAGTTGATGCCGATGTGCTTCTGGCTGGAGACGGACAGCGTGGTGAACTGCTCGTTGTCGTCCTGCACTTGCAGGGCGGCACCGTCGGTCACCAGAGCGCGGTCGGGCAGACGGATGCGCAAGGTGGAGCCGATCTTGGCGCCTTCCTTGGCGAACGAATCGTCGTACTGACGGTTGATGTTGCGGGTGAGAACAAGGGAGTTTTCGAGAATCTCCAAACTCTTCCTCGTGATCATGTCGATCGTGAGAAGGCTATTCGCCATGATGATTTCCTTCAAAAGTTGTTGGCACTACCTGATGGGGACAAACGCCACCGTTCTTATGCTTTCCCACCTGACAGTTCATGCAAAGAACTTGGTAGCCCGGGGGAAACCCGGATTTCCGTAACCACCGGTAGAACCCGTGACCGGAACCTGCGTACAGTCCCGATTTGCGTTCTTCCGCGCCGTTGTTCTGAACATGATCTATGGAAAGAAACATTGGTTCGTTTTCACCGCAGCATCTACAAGTGTACCCGCCGTATGCGGTAAACACATCGTTTTTGCACATCACTTGCGCGCGTTTGGATTTTTCCGACTCTGCCTTGCGGATTGCAGCGACTTCCTCGGGTGAACCATTCGCTAACTTGCGACTACGCCATTCACGCGATTGCTCCCGGGCTGTTTCCCGATTTGCTTCGCGCCAGTCGCGCATGCGCTGATTGAACTTTTCCCGGTTGCGTTCTCTGTACCTAGCTGCCGCTTCTCTGTTGCGTTGCCGCTTCAGTTCATCAGCAGGAAGACCCTGATTGTCGTTTCCCATCATTGCTCCTATTTCGAGTAATCATACCCGATGTCGGAGCCGATCGCTTACGTTGACTTGAGTTTCCGAATCTGCCGCTGCCGCTCAGCCTCGATCCACTCCGAGACACTGAGGGCCTTCGTAGAACGAGGGTCCGTGGTGTCGTAACTCGGTGCAGATGATGTCCGGGTGGTCACGGGAGTAATCGGAGACGGGGCAGCAGTTGTCTTTTTGACCGGTGGGTTGGAAGCAATTTTCACTTCCAGCTTGGCGATCTCAGCACCCTGCAGAGTCTGCGACAGACGGGAAATGCGTTCCGCTTCCTTGGGGTTTGATCCGAGGTAGTAAGCCACGTCGGGTCCAACCTCAGAAGCCTGGATCGCTTCGGCCATCGCGTCGGTGATTCGCAACCTGGGGTTGTAGGCGACTTGTTCAAAGTCGTCGTACTTCTCCCGGGCGGCTTCTTCCCGCTCGTGATAGACCTCACGAAGCTCGGCGAACTGCTTAGCCTGTTCCCGCCGTGCGATCAGTTCTTCGGCCTTCTTGGTAGCCAGCGCGTCAGCGTAGGCTTCCGGGGACTCAAACTGGTCAAGTGGCGGAACGTCAGCGGGGGCAGTGGGTGCCGGTTGGCTCCTGGATGCTTGCTCGCGTTCCCATTTGCGCTGCGCTCGTGCGAGGCGCTTGCCGATCTCCGCGTCGAGTTCCGCTTGCGTGAAGACACGCTCGGCGGGTTTCTGTTCGGGGGTCTCGGTAGTTTCCGGCTTTTCGACTTCGGCTTCAGGTGTGGCCGTCACCACCTGTTCCGGCACGGGTTGCGCACCCGCTGGCGTTTGAAGTTCATCAGACATTGACGAGCCCTTAGACTCCCTGGTGAAAACGCGCCAGTACGTGTATCTACTATATCACCAAGGATGCGCAGAATCTAACGCATCCACCCAAACAGCCGACGCCAGATGCTGGGCGTGGCCGACTGCAACGGGTCCACGGCAGCGACTGCGATGGTCACCGCGTCACCGCTGATGCCGGCGATCTCGTCTACCCGATCCTCGGCCAGCAAGCCCACGGCCACGAGATAGGCCAGGGCTTCCCAGAAGCGCGGAGACGTGGGGTTGATGGGCGTTGGGTCAGACAGGCGGGCCACGAAGCCGGCGACGTGGGGGTCGGTCTTTGCGCGCTCCAAAATGGCCGCGTACTCGGCAGTCGTGAACCGGCGGGAGAGGTCGAAGCCCGAGCACGAGCAGTGCTGCTGCGCCCAGGAGTCGGCCATGCCGATCACGCGGGCGTCGAAGTAGGCATCAGGCGTCAGCTCGACTTGACCCTCAAGCAACACGCCTTGCGGATCGCGGGGCAGCGCTGCGTTGTAGGCCGCACAGGCGCGCAGCACACCCTCGCGCTGCAGGGCCGATAGGGTCAGGTCATGCGGGGTCATTGGCTTTGTCCTTCATCGCGGCGTCGTAGGCCGTCTGCAACTGGCCAGCGTGGTTGATCGCAGCCGTCAACGCGGCGTGCACCTGTTGCGAGCCAGCGAGGCCGGCCTGCGCCAGTTGCGAGCCCAGCATGCGGACGTGGCTGTCGGCGTGCTGCAGGGAGGTTTGGAGTTGTTCGGGGGTCATGTTCCGATGGCCGGCGTCCCGGCGTTGTTCCAGAGGATGCCGGGGCCCGGGTTGCTCGTGGGCAGGCCGCTGATGTGCAGCACGTTGCCGGAGGCACCAGAACCGTTACCCGTCGGGGTGATCGTTGCGACACCGGCAGTCGTCATAGACAGTTGCAGCCACCGGCCGTTGCTATTGTCGGTGTGGGTGCCGTTGACCCGTAGCGTTTGGCTATTACCGCCCCGCCGAAGCGCAAGCGTGTCTGACGCCGCGCGTGTTATCTGCAAGTCTTCCGCAGTACCAAACAATATCGTTGCCGTCTGCCCTTGGAACGCCAGTTGTTGATTTTCTGACGAGTCGTAGATGCGAAAGGTCGTGTTCGCAAACTTATAGGAAACTTTCCCGTTATGCGTCACGGAAATGACATAGTCGCCTTCCGGGAAGAACCCCATCGTGACGCCAGCCGGAAAAGTCATGTCTACCGTGGGCGCTGTCTTGGACCCCGGGGCAAAGCGCATCGGGCGAGGCACCGAATACGTATCCCCAACCCCCGGCGCCCGCAGTTGCGGGGTAGCC